TGGAGGGGGAAAGCCCCTACATCGACGAACGCGGTAAGTCATTTTCCAAGTTCCTGATGTTTTCGTCGAGCGTCGACCATGACGGCGATCGCTATGGCTTCGTCAGGAACCTCAGAGGACCCCAGGATGAGATCAACCACCGGCGGTCTAAGGGCCTACATATCCTCAATTCCCGCCGTGTCATCGCCGACAAGGGGGCGGTGGACGACGTGGAGCGAGCCCGCATCGAGTGGGCACGGCCAGATGGCTGGCTGGAGCTTAATCCCGGTAAAAAGGCGCTTCCCGACGAATCGCAGCAGGATTTCGCCGGCCAATTGCAGATGCTGCAGGAGGCGAAGAACGAAATAGAGAACTTTGGCCCCAATCCGGCCCTGATCGGGCAGGGAATCGAAAACCAGAGCGGCCGTGCCATCTCTTTACTGCAGCAGGCAGGCATTGCCGAGCTTGGGCCGTATATTTTGGCCTATCGGACCTGGAAATTGCGGGTTTACCGGTCGATCTGGAACATTTTACAGCGGTTTTGGACGGCGGAACGGTGGATTCGGGTCACTGACGATGACGGATTAGCCCAGTTCATCCAGTTAAACGGTCTAACCACCGACCAATACGGGCAGCCGGCCATTGCCAACTACATTGGTTCCTTGGATGTCGACATCATCATCGATGAAGGGCCGGATTACGTGAACATGATGGCGGATAGCTACGATACGCTGCTAGCCCTGGTGCGCGGTGGCCAGCAAATCCCGCCGCAGATCCTGATCGAGCTGTCACCATTGCAGAATTCTGTCAAGCAAAAGCTGCTCAAGATCATGGACCAAGCGGCCCAAGACCCAATGCAGATGCAGGCCAAGCAGGTTGCGCTGCAACAGGAGCAGGCCAAGACCGAGCAGCTGAAATCGCAGGCGGTCAAGAACATCGTCGACGCCAAGAAGGCGGTCCACGACGCGCATATCGACTCGGTCGATCAGGCCATGCAGCAACTCGATGCGATGGGTGCCTTCCCCAACCAGGGACCGGCGCCTACGCCTCCGCCGGGACCGGCCGGTCCGTCCCCTTCAGGATTTGGCCCGGTTCCCGGTGTGACCGGCGCCATGACCGGCGGCGTGCCGTCCATGCCGCAGCAGCAACAGCTGCCGTTTCCGGGCCCGATACCGCCCGGAGCGCTTTCTCGCTAAAATGGTCACGGCCCGCCGATATGCCAAAGGGAGCCAGGTGCGCGCCTAAGAAACCTGGCCGACGAAACGAGGCGTCCCGCGTAAATGCGGCGGCGGGTCTTCTCATAACATTTCACGTCAGTCGCACGAAACGCGACAGCGTAGGCAAACACGAAACGTAGCAGCGCTAGATCCGAGCGAGATCGGACAAGGAGAAAGCTATGGCTGACCAAGAACCCCAGGAAGAGCAGGAAGTAGAACTGACCGAGCAGCAGGAGACCGAACTGCTGCACGAGATGGGCCGCGATACCGAGGACGAATTGATGGCGAAAGCCTTCGAGCGTCCGCGCGACCCGGAGACGGGACGCTACGTCAAGAAGGACGAGCCTCAACCGCAGGAAGCTCAGGTCGAGCCAGCCGAGGAGCAACAAGCAGCTCCGGAGCAGGCCACGGAGGAGAAGAAGCCGGCAGAGGATGAACAGGTCCCATCTTGGCGTCTGCGCGAGCTTAACGAGGACCGCAGACGGGTCCAGGCTGAAAACGAGCAGATGCGCGTTCAGCTTGCCCGGTTGCAGGCAATGGCCGAGCAGGCGGAACGGGCGAAAGCCCCGCAGCCGGCTCTTGATCCATTGCTCAATCCGGCAGAGTGGGTTGCCGAGCAGGAACGTAGGTTCGAGCAGAAGCTGGCGACGGCGATGCTCAATCAGAATCTTGCCTTCAACCGCAGGATGTACGGTCCCGAGAAGTTCGATAAGGCTTTCGAGGCCATCTTTCGGCAAGCGCAAGGCGGCAATACGGCACCGCGCGATCAGGCGTTGCGCTCGTACGATCCAGGCGAAGCGATCATGAACTGGTTTGATAGTTCTGATCCCGAGACGGTCAAATCTAGAGTCAAGGAAGAACTGCTCAACGATCCTGAATTCATCGCCCAAGTTCGTGGACAAGCACCGCGGACACAACAGGCAGGTCAGCAACCACCGCGAACAGTCGTTCGATTACCGCCATCGCTGGCCAAGGTCACCGGTTCCTCGGCGACAAGCAACGAGGACATCCGGACGCAGACCGACGGCAGCGAGGCGGCGCTGTTCGAGTATGCACTCAGGCGCTGACCCAGCATGACTGGGCAGCCATGAAAGGATGATGAGCAATGGCTCTCAGCACGATACAGGTAAATAATAAACTAATAGTCTTCAGAGAGGAGATTATCAGGGAATTCGTTCGTCAGAACATGTTTGCCCCGTACATGGGTAACAGCATGACCAGCTGCATCCGTGTTCTCAACGATCTGAAATCGGGCGGCGAGCAGGTCAACGTCCCGCTCGTCAATTCGCTCAGGGCAACCGCGATAGCAAACGGCACCCTGGTCGGCTCGGAGGAGGCGATCGATAACTATGGTTTCCGCATGTGGATTGACTGGGCGAGAAACGCAGTCAAGACCAACAAGCAGGAAATCCATCGTGACTCTGCCGACATCTACTCGATCGCGCGTCCGCTGCTTGCCGACTGGGGCAAGGAACTGATCCGCAACGAGATCGTCGATAGTTTCGAATCGATACCACTCGAGACGGCGCCGGCGAACCTGGGAACGGCGGCCGGCCAGCGTGTCAACGGCATCTCGTGGGACAACGCCACGGCTGCGCAACGTAACACGTGGAACGCCGCTAACTCCGATCGTGTCGTCTATGGTGGCGCGGTGTCCAACTACAATGCTACGTGGGCCACGGCGGCAGCGACCGTAAACAACACGGCCGGCAAGTTCACCGCGGCGACACTGCGATTGATGAAACGCTTGGCGATGAAGACGTCGCCACGCATTCGTCCGCTGCAGACCAATGACGGTTACGATTACTATGTTTGTTTCTGCGATCCCAATCAGTTCAGGGATCTCACCAACGATCAGACCGTCATCAATTCGTTGTTGTATGCGCGTCCACGCGAGGCCGACCGTTGGAAGGATAACCCCCTATTTCAAGACGGAGATCTTTTGTATGATGCCGTGGTAGTGCGTCAGGTGCCGGAGATGAGGACACGGCGTCCAACCGTGTTCGCAACGGCCGGTGCTGGTGGCACGACGGCAATCAATACAGCAGTGCTGTGCGGACAATCGGCAATGGCCCAGTTCTATGGGCAGTTGCCGCGGCCGACGATCCTCGAGCAGACCGACTATCAATTCAATCGCGGCGTCGGTATCGAGATGGCTTACGGTATCTCAAAGGTAGCCAAGAACACCGGCGGCAATCTCAAAGATTGGGGCGTCCTAAGCTCGTTCTGTGCTTCGGTAGACGACGCCTAACTGAATGGACGGTGCCGGACATTAAGCTTGGTATCTGCCAGCAACTCATCCCGAGTCGTTCGGCACCGTTCACCTTAAGGAGCGCTAATGGCTAAGATCACATGGCTCGGGGAAGACGATCCCGTTAACGACATTCCCGGTCCGAGTTGGAATACGTGGAACGGGATAAGATTTCCGAAAGGACAGCCGGTCGAGATCAACGACGCGGGAATGATCTCCAGCGCGAGGCAGAATCAGTTCTACAGGGTGGAAGAGGCGACGAAACCTCGGGAGAAGATCGATGAAGCGCAAGATAAAGATGAAAGGCAAGATCCACCGCAAGTCACGCTTGAGCAAGCAGCGCAAGAGCTCAAGAAAAGGCTTGAACGCAAAGAGCAGAAAAAGACCTACGATTACCGCGAAGCGGAGAAAGTCTCCGGCTACACGCCAAAGAAAAGAGGCAGAAAACCCAAAACCCCCAATCCAGGAGTGGCCACATCCGACACATGATCAGATCGCTCCAACACCGCCAAAGGTTGATGAGCCATGGTAATCATTACTCAGATCAAGACGCGTATCGATCTGGTCAATCATGCTCTCGAGCACCTCGGCATTCTCGGTGCCGGGCAGACGGCAAACCCGGAGGACTATGACGAGGTCAACAGCCACGTCGAGCCGTTGTTGGCGCACTTGGAGGCGATCGAGTTGATCTCCTTGGAGACGCTGGATGAGATCCCGCCCGAGGTATTCCATCCGCTCGCCATCATGCTGGCTGACGAATCCGCGCTGGCCTTCGGCCTGGTCGGCGTGCCGGTTGCCGCCGGATCGCAGCAGACGGCGTGGCAGCAGGCCTATGACGACATCAAGCTCGTTACTTACGGCAAGCCAACGTACATAGCGCAAAAGACAGAATATTTCTGATGCCCGAAGCAGCAATTCCGTTCCCGGTCACCTCGGCTCCGGGAGCGCATGTGCATGACTCGGCCGGACGGCTGATCAACTGTTACTCGGAACCATTGGTGAACGGAGCACGCGCACAGAATGCGTGGCGCAGGGCTGCCGGGATAAAATCATTCTCGGTCGGACTGTTCAGCGGCTGGCGTGGCGGCATCGTCGTCGGTCAGTTGCTATATGCAGCCTTTGCCGGGAGCGGAGGTCGGGCAACCTATTTCGATGCGCACGGCACCGAGACCATCATCGGGCCGCTCGGTGGCGAGAAGAAAGTCTTCTGGGCGCAGAATAACAGAGTGCCGCCGGACGTCGTCGTCGTCGCGCCGGACGTCGGTGCCTTCGTGGCTACAGCGACGCCGGCCATTTTGCCATATCCCGACACCAACGTGATGAGCCCTAACTCCGTCTGCTTCCTCGACGGTTATTTTTTCTTCACCTATGGCGATGGAACGTGCCTTGCCTCCGGCATCAACTCAACGTCGATCAATCCGCTCGACTTCATCGCCGTGCATGGAAATCCTGACGGTCTCTATCGCGCCATTCCCTACGGCGACCTATACCTGTTTGGCAGCAACACCATCGAGCCGTGGCAGAACACGGCTAATCCCGTCGCCTTTCCCTACACGCGCGTCAAGGTCATTCCACGCGGCCTCATCGGCCGTTACGCCATCACCGGATGGGAGCCGGGCTTCGGCAAGGGAATGATATTCGTCGGCGACGACAAGGTGGTCTACGTGCTCGACGGTTACAATCCTACCAAGATCTCGACCGCCGACGTCGATCGCGCCGTAGCCAAGTATATCTCCGACGGCGGCTCGGTAGAAGACATCGAGATGTTTTC